CCACGAGCCGATGTCTCGTGCCATTGTTGGTCTGGGCGGAACCGTGGGAGCTTCTTCATACCACTACTGCGAAATCAAACAACTCTAAGAATGTGACGGTTGCGTAAGTGTTCGTGGAACCCGTGCTTGCATTTTCGAGTCGCTGCCAAGGGGTCGCATGCCCCGGCCGGAAGAATTCGTTCCATCCAATCCCTGGCACCACAGCCCCACCGCCACCGGGATCGTACGTGATGTTTCTTTCGACGAACTCATAGACGAGAGTGTAGAGCGCCACGCCGTCGGTATCGTAGTCAATCTGCGAAGAATACCCAACGAACAGCACCGTCTCCGGCTCCGCTCCGAAGAAGGCATTGGTATTGATGCAACCGATCTTTTCCCGCAGCGCAGCCCAAGGCGGTTCGGTCACGTTAGACCATGTTAGCCGATGGGTAATGGTAGGTATCTTGATCGCCGTGTCGATGTCTGCCGGAAGGGGGTCTTTCGGTGCCGTGGACCATACGAAGCCATGATTCGGGATCGTCATCATCTCGATAGATGCCTCGCGGTCGTGCGACAAGAACGTACCGCTAGGCGTCTCGGGATCGTTATCCGGGTCCTGGTTGCCCTCAAGCTGCCGCCCCTCGTAACTAACCACCGCCTTAACAAACTCGTACTCCGTCCCACTATGCGGCGGATCATGCGGCTCCCAGACCTCAAAGTTGCAACTAACCGCGCTCATCCAATCGTGATCGGGATGCCGGGCCCTCTGCTTGGTGGTGAAGCCCTGGCCCGGAACAAACCCCACGTCGAACAGGTCACTGAGCAATTGCTCCTTCTCGGCAGCGGTGCCGGCGATTTGCAGCTCACGAGTCGCCGTCGCTCCCGACAGCGTGAAGTTCGGGCCAGTCCGTTTCAATTCCGCTATAATTGTTGCGGACATTAGGTCCCCAATCCTTTTCCGATGCCTTTGGTATTTTCGGCGATCTTCTCCAACTCCGTATTCCGCTTGGCGTCCTTGGCCTGGGCTTCCTTGAGTAGCTTGAGCTTTTCCTTATCGCGTGACTCTTCCGCCGTATCGAATAGGCTTGTTTGAATGGACTTAGCGAACTCCTGGAGACCGCTGAAGCTGACCCGTTCGGGAGGTTTTTCTAATGCCGCGATCGCTGCCCCCCGGGTTTCCATCCTGGCCTCGATGGCCTTCCGTGCCGCGACAGATTGAGCAGATTGAGCCTCACGTACTCCAGCGTCAATCGCCGCCCCGAAGTCAACTACCGCCTGTTCCCTTCGTCGTCGTCGTCGCGCTATGAGGTCAGCTTGCTCTGCCGCCCTTCTAGCCTGCCGTTCCCGCGCGAATGCTGCCGGCTCTGCGGGAGCCACCTTCGTGCGAGTGGCGGGCCCAAATTCTGGCCGCACGGCGGTCATCTCAGCTATTACCTGATTCGCTCCCTTGAGGCGACGCTCTGCCATCTTTAAGTCTCGCTCGGCTTGCTCTTGACGACTGAGCCCGCCAACCAACGATGCGGGTTGCTGGAAGGCAAAACCGAGTTCTCGTGCCCCTTGCACGAAGCCGAAAGACTCTGCGCGTATTCGCTCGACCTTCTCCCTAGCCTTACGTTCCTCCCGTATGGCAATGGCTTGGATTTTCTTCGCCGCTGTGAATTTCTTTGCTGCTGCCTGCGGATCGCTCGGGTCAGGTTTCGCGGCCAGCGCCGCACGCGCCTTCTGAAGGTCGATCTGGTCTTGCGTAACCTTATTTAACCCGAGCATCGCGTCGATGTTATGCTTTAGCGTATCAACGAACGACTCGCCCTTGATGCGAGATTCTACCCACGCTCCGCCCAACAATGTTACGGCTGTAGTAAGCGCAATGACGGCCAATACTGCCGGGTTCAATGCAGCCCCAGACATAACGGCCACTACAGCCCGCATGGCGATAGCCACCTTGGGTAACGCCACCAGGAGAATCAATAGCTTTGCAACTAATTTCGCCGTGCTGATTGCGTTTTGCACAGATGCCTCGTCCCATTTACTCAACCCAGCCGTCCATGTCGTGATGGTTACTACGAGTTTCCGAATCGCTGGGAGCATCTTCTCGCCAAACGTGATTGCCGCACCCTCCGCCGCTGACTTAAGTTTAATGAATTGCCCTTGGAGCGTGTCGAGTTGTACCGTGGCAATCCTCTCGGCCGTGCCCGTCGAACCCTGCAATGCCGACTCGAATTTGCGTATCTGGTCACCGCCTTGCTCCATTAGAGCAAGGAACCCGGCAACCGCACGAGTGCCCGCAAGCTGACCGATTACCGCATTCCTTTGTACGTCGCCCATCTCCGACGTTGCGGCGTTCACTTCGTCGATTATCTGCGCGAGTGGCTTCATCTTCCCGGCACTGTCGGCAATCGTGATGCCCATGTCCTTCAACGCTCCAGCCACTTCGCGGGGCTGTGACTGAAGCCGCAAGAGGATGTTCCGCAGCGACGTCCCGGCCATCTGTCCTTGGATACCCGCGTTGCTCATCACTTGAACCGCGGCGGTCAATTCCTCGATGCTTTTACCGGCAGCCTTGCCGACCGGGCCAACGAACTTCATGGCGCCGCCTAATTGCACTAAGTCGGTATTGCTCGTCGTGAATGCCTTCGCGAGTACGTCCACCGTATGGGTTAGGTCCGCAGCTTCAAGCCCCATGCCAGCCATAATCTTGGCTGTGATGTCGGCGGCTTGTGCCACGTCAAGTTGGCCGGCTGCTGCGAGATTCAAAGTGGCGGGCATCGAGGCCATGATCTTCTCGGACTTGAATCCAGCGAGGGCGAAGAATCCCATGGCGTCTGCGGCCTGCCGAGCAGAGAACACGGTAGTCGCCCCAAGCTCTTTGGCCTGGTTCCGCATCGCGTCGAACGCCGCGCCGCTCTCTCCAGTCAATGCCTTCACGCGAGCCATCCCTTGCTCGAAATTGGCCGCGATCTTCGTAATGACCCCAACTCCAGCCGCACCGGCAAGCAGTGCAATCTTTGCCTGGTTTGCGACGGCTTGCATCTTCTGGATGCCAGAAGTGAACGCGACGTGGGCCTTGCCCATTTGGGCCTGAAATCCAGCCAAATCGATGTTGATAAACGCGAATGCTTGTCCGAGTTTGGTTGCCATTAACTTTTACCTTTCCTTGCCCTCTCCCGTTTCATCCGTCGCCACTCGGCAGCACTCACTAGATACTCCCCACCCAGGTCCTTTTCGTTTCGTAGGAATATCTTGATCTGATACAACGTCATTTGTCCAACTTCCGCAGCCGTGAACCCGAAGTCATTGGCTAGTCGCCGGATGATTCGTCGCCAGGGGATGGGCTTGTCGAGGTCGCCTGGCCCTCCCCCGCCATCGGGTTCGGGCCAGTCGAGTTTCCCAAGCCGTCCTCGCCGGACCCAAGCCCCTAATTGACTTTGCACGCGGTCGATGATTTGAGACTCGGCGGCTACCATGGCGTCCTCAATGGAGATGCCCTCAATCGTTGCGATGATAGCGTTAAGCGCTTGCTCAAAGTCGTCGAGCATCTTCTCCTTGATGAATGCGGGCGTGATCGTAGTAGCTGATCCACCAGGGTTGGACTCGTTATAGGTCGGATCGTTGTGCCGAATCTGGAGCCACGAGACAAACGCGGTCCCGTCCATCGAGTCCATCCACTCAGCCAATTCCCGGCGGGTGACGGACTTCGCTCGACACCGTTCTGCCATCGCGACTTCGATGATTTGCGTAATGACCGCTGGGTCGGTTTCGCCAACAATCGATTCCTTGGCGACCTGCATTGGGTTCTCGCGTTTCGAGAGCAGGTGAGCCTCCATCTCGCCATAGTAAGCGGCCACGCGCGGGCGCACGGTGTACTCGACACCGCCCAACGTAACCGTCGTTGGGGCCGCAAAGGCTCGGCTTGCACCGTCCATTGATCATCCTCCAAAGGGGGTTTACGTAAATCGGAGGAAAACTACGACGGGTCGGTGACCGTACCATCCGATTGCCAGCTTGCCGTCCAGCGGGTCGGGTCGCCCGACGTGCTGTCAACCACCACGTGGAAGTCCGTGATTTCGAGCGTCAGCGTGTAAAACCTCGCGTCACCGCCGGCCACGGTAGACAGGTACAACTCGGCCGCGTACTTGGTGCCAACCACGATGTTGTCTTCAGCGGGAGAGTCGAAGTCGTACGGACCCTCGATTGTCCCTGTCGCACCCTTCGCGCCTGTCGTGCTATATTTCCACCCACCACTCCCAAACGTCGGGAATTGCGCGGCGTCGGCCGCGATGGCCATATCCCACTTGTCGGCCTCAGCCACCACAACGGCAGCAAGTTTAAGCCGGCCGTACTTGCCCGTTCGGTAATCGTTACTCATCAGGCTTCCTCCTATCACAAAAAAAGGGCCCAACCCTTTCGAGTTAGGCCCAGGTGCTCTGGTACCCTAGCATTGGTTTGCGGTTGCGACTACGAGCCGATCAGCATAATGTCGTACTCAATGTCACCACCTGAGGCAACGGACCCATCCCACAGAACTTGAAGGATGTCGTCCGTGCCCGCTATCACTCTATACCCATCCTGTGGGGCGGTCAATAGGAACATGCTCCCTGATCGTACCCGTACCTCTGCCCCGGCCGTCTCGTTCAACCAAACGTCCCACGCGTTGGAAGCCGCACCACCCACAAGGAGGTCCTGCCCGGCGGCCTTCGTCCAGGTGTCACTACTTGTCCCGTCGTTCCCCGCTGCCGGGAGACCTTTGTTCTCAACCAACATGATGTTGATCTTGGAGAATGTTAAGGTGTTGCCGAACGCGTCCACTAGCCCCCCCGCGAGGTCGAGCAGGTCCGTCCCGGTATTCGCGGTCAGCGTCCGCCGGTCGCGGTACATTTTATCCGCCTGGTCCACGCCCGTCCCGTTGGTAAACGCGAATATGTATCGGAGTTCATCATTGTCCTTCGGTGTACTCAAGCCGGGGTCCGTCGTGTCCTCGAATGTCCAGGACTGCCGAACGAGCGATCTGCCTTTGAGTGTCGTGCTCATGTCCTCCCCTCTGCGTATTTGTACTCGTAATCGATCTCAGCTTGCCACAGGGCGGTCTCCAATCCCTCTTCGACTTCCTCGTAGCGCGTCGCCAATTCTTCTAAGAGGTAGACCGAGATGCCCGTAACTGTCAATTCCTTCTCGGCGTCTTTGAACGCCGCGACGATATGATCCCGGAACGTCTTGCAATCTTCCTGCGTGTCACCCGTAACTTGGAACGTGAACTGGCCCTCGTGCATTTTTACGCTAAACGTATTCCCGACCTTCTCTTCCTCGACGATATTAAACGAACAGAACGGCTTATCCTCACCACGGAATGCCCGTTCCTGGAAAAGCTCTGAGAATCCATCCGCCGTCAACGCCGTGTCGGCGTCAAATCGTGTCTTGATTGTGTCAAAGAATGTTGCCATTACCTAATCATCCCCATGCGGAAACCGGCACCCATGCGAGCCCGCGCCGGTCGAACTATCAATGCCATTAACTTGCGGCGGTTCTGCGTTACCGTGCTCCAGATATACGGACGGGGCTTAATTGCTCCCTGCGCATGCCCTTTGCTGAACCGCCATCTCCCACCAACGCCGAACACTAGCACTTTCTTTTGTTTTGGTCGAATAAATGTGCCGCCTCTAACGCCTTTTTCTAACGCCGCTCCGTACTTTAACGTCGTGCCCACCTCGCCTCGCAACGCCGTCACCGACACCTGCCCATAAATCGATTGCCTCAATTTGCCGGTGTCCGATCGAGGCGGCTCACCCGGTCTGCTGTGCTGGAACCTCATCGGCTTCCGGCCACCCTTGGTTGGTGACCTCGCGCCGCCACCCACCCTACTGCTCTTGCTAATTCGCTTGACGATCCGCTTTCGTGTCCACGCCGTCGCAAGCCGCAAGCCCCTTATGAGGTCGCGACGCAACTGTCGCGTAACCGCCGGGCCGTACCATTGCACCGTCGCCTTGCCCGTTCGTGGTGTCATTGCTCCCTGCCTTTCTCCAGCGCGAATAGCTTCCACAGCCGGTCGTCCTCAATTGTATTCGTCGCCGGGTTCGTGACAAAGAACTTCCTGCTCCCGAACGTAATCTTGTCTCCAGCCGCAAGCCCCGGGTCGTGGTCATAGTAGATGGTATGACTAATCTCTGAGTCAAACTGCCCAGCCACCATCCGGTCATTCGCCGTCGCTGGCTGAATAAAGCACGTATGCACCGCCCCCGATGTCTGCGTTGGCGAGATGCTACCTGCCGTGCCGGTCGTTTCCGACTTTGTGAAATGTTGCACCGCGTGTCGGCTACAAAGTGATGATATACTCATTACATGAACCTCGAATATCTGACGTATGGGCGTAGGTATTTCTTCGCCCTTTTCGGCAACTCGCTGGCCTGCTCGATAGCGTAAGTCACGGCATAGTCACCCAGCTTCTCTGACTTAACTTCACCGCCGTCCGTCCCCCGCTGAGAAAATGCGTTCTGAATCGCGATGAGCGCCGCCATCTTGATGTCTGCTGCGATGCCCGCCGTTCGATTCGTTGCGTCGTAGGTTAATTCCGCTTGGCTGTAGCCCGCCGTATAGACGACTTTTACGCTCCGTGGGGTCGCAGGCCAGTATGACGTCTGGCGGACTAACTTCCCCGACCGCGAGATGCCATCGGCCAGAACGTCTAGCCAGTAGTCATCCCCAGCCGTGAGGTTGTCGCCCGCGAAATCGTCTGCCCCCTGGCCGCCCGATGCCCCCTCATCTACATTCACGCTCGTAATGGTACGCACCGGGCGCTCGGGGAGGTAGAGGTATTGGCTTTCGATTACGCCGCCCGCCGACATTGCAACTGCATTGTTGCCGCGAACATCCCAAGTACGAATATCTACGTTCGCCCCTCGCCGCCTCTGTTCCGGCAGGTAGTGAGTGTAAGACACCTGCGGCTCTAAGTTGCAGCCGCAATAGGATTTGATCGCCCGCTCTACCATCGGTTGGATCATGGTGAGGAACGCGGACTCAGCGTCAGTTAGGGTGCTGCCCTTACCCAAGAAGACAGCGATCTCGGCAACATCCAGTATCATCTTATTTGTTCCTACGTTTTTCCAATATCCCCAGAAGAACTCGGTCGGACGGTTATAGCCCCCTTTTCAAAGCTCTTGATCGCATCTGTTGGGTGGGTCTCGCTATCGTCTACCAACATCACCTCGGCAGAGTAGACCCCGTAGAGGCTGAGAAGGTCCGCTTGTGCAAACCTGATAGTCACTTCGTTTGAGCCGTTCGACGCCGTGATGAAACTCCCGCCGGTCAGTCGGTCTACGCTGTCGATGTCCAAGATCGGCGTGCCGCCATCGCGAGATAGCTTACACCGCACCACGTCACCAGTAACGAAGTTGACTGCCGTACTTCCGTCACTTTCGTATAAGCTCACGGTGAAGTCGGTCGTTCGGTTTGCGTCGAGTAATGCCTCGAACATGGCTCACTCCACCAGGCTGTAGACGAGCACGCCGCTGACCGCGACGGCTGCGCTTAGGTTGATCTGCAAGTCCTTCCCATTCGCGGTCTGCCCCCAGCCCATCAGGCTCTCGTTCAGCACGAAGCCGGAGGGGGCCGTGATGCCGGTCTTGTCGAGCGGGATCGGGTTCGTTGAGTCAGCCACAATGGCGTTGCCGTCCTCGTCTCGCAGGTACACATCCACGGTGCCGCCAGCCACAAGAAAGAGCTGGTGTACCCGGATCGCCTTCCCGCTTTCTGTGTTCTCCACAAGCCGTTGGTGTCCGCTGTGCGCGCTACTCACCACGATGGAATGGACCTCGCCACTCGCTGTCTTCATTCTGGTCATGTTAAACTCCTTATAGAATCCCGATGAAGCCGGGGGTGTTGTTAGATTGTTGAATCAGGTCCGAGGGTTGCGCCTGCCAGGTCGGCGAGTTGAACTCGGTCAGATCGTAGCTGCCGACCACGTCGTTCGCGTTGTCGCCGTACTGACCGCCGAGCGGCCAGAACGCCACGATGTTGTCACGCTCTACCAGAAACGGGTGCCAGCCGAGAGCGAGGTTATTCGCGTCGGCCTCTGTCAACGCTATATTCCACATGCAGGCCCACGCGAGATTGCCGGACCAGTAGCGGATTGGGCTTGAGTCCGCCATCCTTCCGAGCGCCACTCGGTCGACACCCGCTGGCGAAACATCGTTAGTGTTGGTCTTCTTCGACCCGCCGGAATACAAAGTCCTGCTATTGGATGCGGCTGCGACGCCGAGCGCGTGGTGCCAGGTGCCCGCAGAGATGGGCGACAGAATAGCTTTGCCGTGGACGGCCGCAGCGAAGGCGTCCCAGACTAGATTTTGCGTAACCGGCTTGTACCTAAAGGAGTAGTAGTGCTGCGGCACGTCTTTGTCGCCGCACCACCAGATCGTCTGGTTCGCCGCCACTTCATCGTCGGACTTGAACCAGATCGAGAGCGAGAACGGCGGCCCCGTAACCGGTGCAGCGTCCGTCTGCAAGTATTGGCTCGATGCGTCGTCTAATATCACTGCCAATTCGCCACCTCAACTACCCTTTCTAGCAAAGATCACGCCACCCGGCCCGTTGCGATTGAATGTAGTATCGCCCGGTCCGTCTTTGTTGAACGTAGTGTCTCCCGGCCCATCCCTACTCCAACTTGTATCGCCTGGGAACACCTCGGTGGGCACACCCCGTACATCCCAATTGAACGCCAAGCCAAGGCCCCCGTGAAACTGAAATACATCCGGTTCGTTCCAATCTAAGATCATGTCGGTTGATTCACCAGTGTTATGAATCGATCGTCGGCACCCGTCGCCGTAAACCGCAGAGTCACGGTATTGGCGTTCATCTCAGTTGCCGTGATGGTTATGTAGTACATTCCAAAGGCCAGCTCCGTCGCTGGGGTGTTGTCGAGTGCTGCGAACGCTCCGTTGTCCTTGCTTATCTGCCCCGCTACAGTCAGCCCCGCAAGCCCCGTTTTGGAGTCGTCTTCATCAACCATCAGGACGGGCAAGGTAAAAGCCACGCCTTTGGTTGGCACGTTTGGGTTGTCGGCAATGAGCGTCGCCAGGTTTCCGAGGGCTGAGGTAACCCCCGTCTGCACGCCGTCAACCTTTCCGTCAGTGGTCGCGTGCAAGCCCGCCGCCGTGCCTGCCGCATCGGGGGTCACCGAATTCCGGCTGCTGATTGCCGCGTCGAGGTAGGCTAGCTGCGTATCGAGGTCCAGCTCACCGGCATCGGAAATCGGCAACCCACCAGCGGCGTCTGGGGCCGCAGACGGTAACGCCAACCTGACCGCATCAACGATTGCATCCAACCGCCGCCCATCTTCCCAGTCAATCGTCGGAGCACGGCCGAACAGCATCACTTCTACACTCGTATCGGCCACGGGGACGGCTACGGCAACCACTCCGATTGCATAGCGGCGTTCTGACACCTTGGCAACCGTCTGGTCGAGGAGTTGGTTGCCGCCGGTCTCGTCGGGGCCGACCAGTTGTCCGACCGTGTAGGTGTCGCTTGGGCAAGTGAATGTTCGGACACAGCGGGATGCAATCATTCCAAAACCAGCAGGTACGACAGGGGTGCTTACGCACACTCCAACAAAGTTTTGTGCGAAAGTCTCCTGGTTGCTAGGTTCACTTCCCGCGTCGGCTTGCTGGCTGGCTTCCTGGACGACGTTGTTGGAATCCATGTAACACAAATCGCCAATGGCAACGGTCGCCCCGATCTCGTAGAAATAGCGATCTTCGGTTTCCAGGGAAGCAATCAGCTTGTCGGGGGCGTCGGCATCGCCGGCTAACTGAATAGTATTCACGTCAAGATTATCGCCACCGTCAATCAGGGCGTTGTTGAGTGCCGCTGCCCTAAATCCAATCGTCGGCCCCCGCCACGGCAGTACGTTATCACAGACACCCGTGAAGTATCCGAACCCTTCGGTGTCGTTGTTGATGCTCGCCCCACCGGACGCAGGAATCTCGATGGTATACATCCCATGATCTTGGTGTGCCCAATCGTAATCGCCTCCGGTCGTTGGGGTGACGGACGTGACTGACGTAGCTCCACCCGTAGTCGTGAAGTGCCAATACAAGTCCATGCCGGATTCGTTGTAGGCAATCCCTTCGTCTACGGTCTTGAAGTCCGAATCGGAAATCAGCGGACAACAGTTGACCGGCACTTCGCTTAACGCGGCGTCTACGTCCATCCAGATCACACTCATGCCACTACCCTCTCTTGTGCCCCGGTAGTACCAGTCAGTTGTTACCGCTTCCTGCAAGTCTAAATTTTGCACGTAGCCAGATAGATTGTCGGTGGTATTGTATCCATCTTCATTTACCGCCCAGATATACCGCCAAGTGCGACCGCTGACTGCCGTGGTGGTGAGCGTGTCTTTCAGCGTGCCGCTATGGCTGCCCGTCCGTACTTCGTTTTGCAGCACCGTCGCGGCTCGCGTGGTGGTGTGGAAATACAGCGTTCCAAGCACGCCGCTTGTCCAACTGTCATAGGCCGTTTGCTCGTAGTCCATTATGTAGTGATGTGAGTGGCCGCGAAGCACATACCCCGCGTTCTGAACTGGCGTTCCCCACCATTGATACCGCCCGTACAATCCTGCCGTTGTGGGATCAGTGTTACCTACAACCCACGGGCACATCCACCCGCCAGCGTTCACGGTAATGCAGGATTCCCAAAGATGCACGAAGTCGCCGAAGTGCCCGGCCCCCTTGTCGCTGTATACTCGCGTCCGGTCGTTGCGCTCTAAGGCGGTGAACGTGACCTTATTGGCGATGACCGTTAGCCGGGACTCGTCGTCGATCGTCAGAAAGTCGCCATCCGGGGGCGCTCGGAAATCTTCCGGCGGGTCAGGAATCTCGGGAGCGTCGGTGCGGATACTTGGTAGCGGTTTGTCGAGGTATTCCTTGTCGGGATGCTGCTTGAGTTTCGCCCACTCGGCTGCGATGATGTCAGAGCGGGGATCGTCGATGTCAAACTTCGCGTTCCGCAGGGCCGTGACGTGGTGCAGGCGGCGTTTCCATGAACTGCACGACGCTGGGAAGTTCACCCTGGAATCGCCGAGCGTTTTCAGAACGTCCGGGGTGGGTTTTATGGCGTGCCTCGCCGCCAGTTCACGGCGGGAAATGTCAAGCTGTGACGGTGCGAAGATATTGCGCCGCCAGGCCGGATCGTCACCGAACCCCGGCCGATTGTGTAACCGCCGTCGCTTCTCGCGCTGTCCCAGTGCTGTAGCGAGTTGGTCAATCACGGGTGGCTTCCCCCGTTCTTTCGCCAGATGTCGTAGACCCGCTGGTCAATCCGGTCCACCTTCTGGTCTATCGTTTCGATCCGCTGGCCGTGAATGGCCGCCTTATTGCTCGCGTCGATTGAACGCTCTATCGCAAAACCAGTGCAAACGGTAATCGTTCCCATGGCAACCAAGATCAACGTCACCACTGCCCACAGCCGGCCATGCCGCTTGTCGCATTGCTCCTTGGTCGTCACGGTAATCCCCCTTATTTTGTAGCGTATCCTTTGCCCTTACCGTTACAGATCGGGCAGGGGATAGTTTGCTTTTTCCTCTTGGTTGACTTCACTAGACCTGTCCCGCCGCACTTGCGGCACAGTCCTTTCGTAGGGGTGCGCATAATTCAATCAGCCTTTCGCACTGTCGCTCAATGGTATGTTCGCCCATCACCCAACGCCGGGCAATAGTTCCTTGTGCCGCCCTAGCCCCGCGATCCGCACGCAACTGCTTGATGGCGAGCAGCATTTCAACCGAACTCTCGTAAGTCCGAACGGCGTGCGGATGGTTCGGCATCCCCGGCCAGCGGCGGGCCAGGACGCAAGCACCCATCCCCAGAGCTAACCAAAACCGATCGCTCGTGTACCCGTCCATATCACTCCGCAGGTTCACGCAGAGAGTTATCGCGGCCCTTGATGCCAATGCCGGCAGTTCGGCAGGCGGGCACCAAGGCAAGGACAGGCACGCGGTTGGGAAACTCCCCGCCGCGTGACCTGCCCAGGCAACCGCAAACCCCTCCCCACAAATATCACTGACATCATGCCGCCGTTGACGCCACGCCTTGCTAGTAGTCCCGTACACGAGAACGTCCCACTCCGGTATCTCCCGATGCTCACACTTACCTAGCCAGGACGGGCAGCCCTGGTCCAACCATTGGGCGTTGACGCCGAGGTCCCGGTACTCACCGAGTAGCCCTCGCTCCTTGACGAATACCGCATCCAACGCCCGCATGAGTACCAGGTCGTCAGTGGGTTCCCAAATCTGCTGGGAAGTCCAAGTCTGCAAGCTGCTCTGCTCGGCCAGCGGCTTGTTAGCTTCAATCGCCAACAGGTCGAACCACCAGGCCACCCACGGGCAAGTTCTCTTTTGCGATAGAGTCACCACGTCAGTACCGTTCACCCCGGCACCCTTGTGGGCGAAGACGACAAGATCGCATTCGGCATTCGCTAGCTTCTCGACGGTGCGGATAACCTCGACCTCGTGGCCCAGGTTCCGTAGGGCACACGCCACCCATCGCATCTTAGGCCAGCGTCGTACGTCGGGATAGACTATGCCAATCCGCATCGCGCCCCCTATGCGTCGCCCTGCGATTGCAAGGCGAGCCGCTGCATTAAGCTACGGCTGCCTTCGAGCACATTCAAGTCCCCGCGCGTGATCGGCCAGTCATGGCGAGCGTTCCTTGGTGCGACAATTGGATCGGCCGGCAAGTCACCAAAGGGATGGCCCTCACGAACCTCAACGTTCGGTAATTTGGCCGACCCATCAAGTAGCTTGGCCTCACCCTTCTTGACGAGCCTCACCATCCAGTACGCCCAACTCGCAACGGCTGTGTCGCTGAGCCCCTTGCAGATTTCCTCGGGGACGGGTTCAAGGCCGGGCTGGTACTCACGCCAAGTCAGTTTTACGGCATCGTTCTCTTTGTATTCCAACGGATCGACGATCCGGCCGACGCCTGTTTGCATATTGAGAAACACCTGCATGCCGGGCAAATCGGGCATGCGAGGCAAGCATGAGTTCTTGGCCATCGTGCCGTGTGTCACATTGCCCCACGACCAGAAGCCGCGCAGAGTTTTGGACATCGGCTTAAAGTCGGGGTTGCAATTTTGCTGGTCACCAACCTCGATACCGATCTCGCCGGGTTTGCAATGTCGAGTCATTGTAGAGTCCTCTTCGATAGGGTTTGCGGTAGAAAATAATACAGGGGTTTGTGTGGCCCACGCCGAGCCGGGGTCTGCGGTCAAGACCCCGGCTCGTGGCATGGTGACCAATAAGATCAGCCGGTCTGGGCACCGTCAGTCATCTTGGCGAAGGCGCCCGCACGTCGTACGCGCCCACCATAGCGGGCCCGCATTACAAGCAGTTGCGTGTTTTTCAGCGCCAGCGTTTGACCACCGGTTACCATCTCGAATCTCATTCCGAGGCGGCGATACATCGTGTACCACGCGAAGTTTCCGAACGCCACCCGCCCGTTGCTGATGTCGTCCTGAATCTTGAATGGGTACCCCAGCGCCACGTACTGCTGGATATTCGAGCCGTCCTGGCTGAAGAGGCGGCGGTCGTCGCTCGTTGTAATCGGCACAGCACGGACCCGCTTGTACCCCGTGTCCGAGGATACGAACGCGTTGCGGTTTCCGCCTTTGCTGTTCCGGTACGCCTTTGACACCTTCCAGGCGAGGTCTTCCATGTCGCCAATGGTGTACGGCCCCGAGGTCCCGTTCGCTGAGGCGACGCTCAAGAGGCCGCTGGCGGTGAAGATGCCCTCGGGTTCGGTCGTTCCGTCCCCGTTGGCGATCTGGTTGTCCAGCCATTCCTTGAATGACTCGCCGATGTTCTCGGCAAGGGCTCGCCCGAAATCCATGACGCTGTCGCTTTCCCAGTCACGACCCCATTCGACGCCTGCCGTGGCGGCGAAAATGCTGGTGTCGAAGTTCCCGATGAGCGACGCAGTCGATGTCAGGGACAACGCGGTTCCTTCCACATTGCTGCTGCCGTGCCCCGAAAGAATCGGTACCTGGGCCAGCGTGAAGGCATCCACTTGGCTGGTCTTCGCCTGTTGGAGATCAACCAACGGGAACAATTCGCCGTAGAGCAACGGAACCAGGATAGCGGCTTCGTCCAACTCTTGCGGGACGCTGTAGCTACCCCCTGAGGTCGCATCGTCGAGTACGGCCTTGGCACTGACGTCGTTGAGTACCGTCCGCATCTCACGGTCGGTCAACGTCTCATTTTCCTTCATGGTTCCCCCGGTTCGCTTCGCTGCGAAAACCGATTTCACCAGACCACTTGCCCTCATGGATCGCGTGAAGCACGAGGTCCCGTTCGTGGTCGGGCATCCGCGACAAGTCGCCACGGTAGCCCCACGGCGAGGTGAACTTAGCCCACGCGCCGATAATGGCGTAGTCTTTTTCCGTCGGCATGTTCAACTCACGCCCCTTGTACCCGTACTCAAGGGCGGGCAGCCCCTTTCTCGGGTGCGGCATATCGCCCTTTCGGCCCAAGTGTTGCGGGCAGATCGCGGCGGTCTTGGTGTCGCGGTATCGCTCGACAGCCTTCTTTACCCGGACGTTGCCCTTCCCGCTGGCAATGAATGCCATCGAGTCGAACGGTGCCGGTTGTGCCGGGGCCTGAATCCCCTCCACCGCCTTGGCAACGGCTGCCTCGACGATGGCGTTGACGTCAGCCGAGTCCTTCTCGGGGGCGACTGGCGGGTCGGCGGGCGTATCGGCCGGCTGCGCTGCCATGCTCGTCGCCAGCTTTTCCAATGCGGCGGCAATCGGGGCGTTCGCTTCGGCCACGGCCGTGCCCACGAGGTCCGCTAGTTCCTTCTTTTTGTCCGGGGTCGTTTCGGCCAACTTGGCGTACTCCGCATCAGACAGGCTCTTGTCGGCAAGCGCGGTCTCCAACGCTTTCTCGAACACTTCGTCCGAGGCGTCGGCGGCCACCCCGCTGTTGGCAATGAGCCATTTCGTTAATCTCTCGTTCATCTCAACACCCTCCTTCAAGGGAAATAGTGGCGGGCCGCGCCCACCGAAAAAGTCACAAGTTCAAAAGATCGGCGACTGCCTCGCGTTCGAGGATGGTTCGCCGACCTTGGGTTACGTTGATCGCTTTGCCTATGTCATCTCGTGTCGCTCGGGCTAAGTAGGCTAGCACGTCACCAATGCCCGTACTCGCCTTACCTTCTTCGTTGTCTTCATTACTAACGGAACTCAGTACCGTTGTTAATGCGCCCTTCGCTTGACGGGCAAGAGCTAAGGCAGCACGAGGTACGTTGTCTGTTGCTATGATCGCTTCCACATCTTTAAGTGCATCGGTGACTCGCTGCTCGTTTGCCTTAGAAAGGGCCCGGCCGGATTTCCCGAGCAGCTTCCTTGCTTCGGTAATGAGCCTATCAGCCTGCAATAGAAACTCGGTTCGCTCGTCTTCATCCTTGCACTTCCTTGCCTCATCGACATACATGCCAGCCTCGCTGAGCAGTTGGTTAGCATCTGCGGCGGGGATATTGTTGGCAAGGGGATCGCGGATCGCGGATTTCTGTATGATGTCATCGGCGTGCTTATAGTTGCTTCCCTCAAGCTGTGCTGCGTCAATCAAGTCCCGTTGTTCTTTGATCTTGCTGAGCGCTTCCGTTAGCGCTTTATCCCATGCTACATCCCCGTCTTCAACGAGCATGCGAGCCAAATTCGCCAACTCGTAAAGGTGGGCCCCGCTGTAGCCCTCCGTCTCTGTGACCGCTTGCGCTCGTGCCTGCTCGCCAACTTCAGCAATCCATTTGGTGAGCATCTTGCTACGAATGGCTTTGTCCGGCAGATCGAATTTCAACACATCATGGAATCGACCCGGGCGATCAATCAACGCCTCGGGTAACAGTTCCGGGTAGTTTGTTGTCAGAATCGTTGTGACGCCAGCATGTTGGGTGATGCCGTCCATTTCCGTCTTGAGTAAGTCAACTGTGTGGCTATTCATCCAGTTGTCCACGTCCTCAACAAATAGGAGCGACGGGGCAAGCTCGCGGGCCATACTGAATGCCTCCATGAATCCACCGAACGCACCCATGTAATAGAAGTCCCTTGCAGAAACCCAAATGAACGTCGTGTTCGCCTCATTCAACATAATGCGACCGGACAAAGTTTTCCCGGTTCCGGGGGGACCCATGAAAATCATGCCGCGATTTGGCGCCTTTGAGCCCTTGGCATTCAATTTATCTACCGCACGCTTGATTGGTTTCATGTTCTTGTCACTAAGAAACACGTCAGCCCAACCCGTGTCGCCTCGCGGCAGGAACTCACCGCATAGCGAGAATGCTTCACCCTTTAGGAAATTGTTCTCTTTCGACCATTGATGCACGTCATAAATCATCTTGCGGTTCAGGGCCTTCTCGTCATGCGACGTGTAGACGATAATCCGAATACCTTTCCAGGACGGTGCAATGCGGATACACAGCCGCTCTTTGCCACGGCGGCAGAACATGATTCCATGCACAAGGAAATCATCGTTCAATTTGCTGTTGAGTTGAATAACCTCGTAGTGCGGCGGAGCCTCGTTGCCCTGTTCGGTAATGTTTCGTGTATCGGTAATGGTCCAATCGTGCAGCCAATGCCGAAGGCCCGTCAGCCAGGTACCCATCCGGGCGCTTGCGATAACGAAGCTCGTGCGGAATAGGTCCTTGACTTCGCAACCGATGAACCGAGCACACCAATCGTATTCCAGCTTAGACGGCTCAAGGAACTCACTCGTCACTTCAAAATGTTTGCTGAGGGTGCGATTCCACCGCCTCATCTTCTGTGTCGGTGCTCGCCTCTTTAGTTCCGGCGGCTCCTTATCCATATCCCGAATGTGTTTGGCCGCGTGATTCCAGATAGCTTGCCGCACGCTTTGCGAAGGTTCCGGCTTCAACCCGCCACGGCCCCCGTTTAGTATCGCGATAACCGCAACGTTCGCTCGGAAATTCGCCTTGCCATTGGCCTCATGGTGTAGAAGCTTGTATCCACCCTTCGTCTCATCATTCTTTTTGACCACGACCGCCGTGTATTTTTTCAAGTCCTCAATGTCCATCTCTTTCCGCTCCGCACCCTCATCCCACTCGTTGTCGGTGTCTGCGTTGCCGAAGTCCTTATATGGGATGCTCTTGTAGGTATCGTCGGTGGCTTTGTCGGTATCGACCGGAACGTCTGGTTCAGTCCCCGGGTCTTGCATGATGATGTCTGTTATCACGTGCCCCTCTGCATCTACGTCGAACCCCTTGACGCTAACTATCCTGGCATCATGCAGCGACTTCGCCCAACTCTTCATAGTCGGGTGGAACAGCTTCTCCCGAGAGAACGCCGTAATGATCGCGTCGGTGTTGCTCGGCACGCTGACCAACGACACTTCAATCATGTCATACTTCGTGATATGGAATCCAAGGAACTCGTCGGACTTCTTGTCGCGCCGCTCCTCCCACTCTGAAGGAATGAACCCGTGGCTAATCCGTAGCGCGCCGAACTCCACGAGCGTCGCGGCATCGTTCGCCAGCGCGGTATTGGCAAGTGCGAACCGAGCTTTGACCCGCCTGTTATTCTGGACTAGCACCTCCACTAGCTTGCCGATGGGTTCCCACGGAGTGTGCTGCCAGAGCAGTGCGAGATTGGTGTCCACGGCCGTCGCCCTTCGGTTCTAACACGTCGCGGTCCCGGTCCTCGCTATTGCTGGTCACTACGGCATCGAACTCTAATATCGAACCCTCCACCGGGGTCCGCTTCTTCTTGAGTTGCAAAACGTGAAGCATCTCGCCGCTCGGGGACTTGAACGGCACTACGTCAAACCCAACCCCCGCTTCCTTGCCAGTCATTTGATTCACGTCGATGTCAACCGGCCGCATGTCCGGATCGCAGAACGTCAGTTGCCGCTCGGCTTCCGACAATGCCTTCTGCCACTTCGCTTCGGACATCGAGCCCTTGACCGCGCTCTCGATCTGCCGGAGGTAGACAGCAGCAGTTCCGATCCCCCAACGGTCACGCGTCTTGCCTAACGCATCGGATTGGTTGCGCTCTGCCAACCTAGTGAAGATGTCAGTGAGGTCCATGTAGTCTACCTCCAAAAAAGAAAACCCACACCGGCGATTGCCGATGAGGGCTCAGGTGCTCCGATACCCGTTATCCTAAATCGTTGTTGGCTGGACGGAATGCCTGATCTCTACGATCTGCCCAGCCTTCCATAGGAGTTCGACATTACTCTTTCCGAAAAACTCACGCCCAGCTAACGACTCAATGTGTTGGTCTATGATTGTCAACGCCTCGCCAGCCAATTCATCCGTCCGCCTGTTGACTTTATGCACTGGCGGCCCAGCATCGATCTTGAGAATATCAGCCATTGCGTTACCGTGTCAATACCTTATTTGCTGATCACCGAGACCGTCGTGCAACGACAATTTGCCCGTTCCTTGGCCGGCAGCCCGAAGTAGCCCGGATACGGACGCCGGGAACCCCCCCACGTTGAAGTCGTCCGTCACTGGTTATTCTTTTGCCATTCAACGGGGCCCGATGCGTGTCCCGCGTGTTTCCGTCGATAATACTCACCCATTCCTTTTGCTCTATTAGGCCATCGTCGAATAGCCCAGTTTGGGTAGCTTGGTGTCCAGCATTCAATGCTCCTGTCGTTTCTGTGCGAGCGATCATCTTAGCCCGGACGACATTCCGTACCATGCCCAGGACCCCTTCCTCGGCGCCCGGTACAGTCGGAGCCACGCCGATCCGCACGCTCAATTCGTGCAGGCTTTCCCCGTTCGCAATCCCCTCATTGATCGTGGCCGCAAGCTGCTGTCGCGTGGTCTCGTGAATATCCTGCCAGTACGGCCGGGACATGATCGTGTCCACTTCCGCCCGGACGTAGCCAGCGACCTCAGGCGGCAGTTCCATCAGCGGGTCAAGCGCCTTGCCCGTTGCCTGGTCAACAAGAATCTGTTCGTCAAGGGCTCCGCGTACCGCCAGCGTTAGAACCTCTGGGGCCAACGCCTTTCCCCAAATCTCGTACCAGTCAGCCGGGTGGAACAATAGATCAACAAGCCCTTCCGTCGGCGACTTGGACCGCTCGAACATCTCACGCAGGTTGGCTATGACCGACTTGCGTTGCTGCTCAAACAACCCCTCTACAATCTTGGCAAACGCCATCTCTGCCTTTGTCTGCACCTTAAGCCACACGACTTCAGCGGCCCTCGCCATGGATTTCCGAGACATACCCTTCGCCTTGCCGCCCATCTTGCTGGCCTGGGGGATAAGCGGTTCGAGTGCTTCAGCCAATCCCACGTAGACGTTCTGGCCGTCCTCAAGCGGTGGCAGATGAGCCGAACCGCGAAGCGTCGCCCGCATTTCGTCACGGTTGATCGCCTTCCCCTTCACGAGAGTCTCCACGTCCTTTCTGGTTTCCTCTCTGTCTTCCGGTTCGTATGGGTCGATCCAAAGGAACAGCTTCTCGTTGCCCTTCGCCAACCGTGGGGCAACGAACGCCGTCAATATCTGACTGATGAGTTCGATCTTGGGATTGATGGTGAAATTTGCAAAATGGTGTCTCGCCATCGCTGACGCCGCCCGGCTGCCCGGCTCCGATTCGCCGATGATGTACCCGCTAGTGCCGAACCCAGTGAGGATTCGCTTCTTCGTAATCTCCCCCGAGTTCTGGAAATCCATCTCATGCGGCTTGTTGCCGAGTTCCTTCACGTCTCGGAGCAAGCGGTCGAGGATAATCGGCTCGCCCGCCTGCATGGTGCCGCCGTACATTTGCTTCAGTAGGCTAAATAGCTCATCCCGCTGCCACTGCTCCATGAGCGGCCGCCCCATACTATCGCCGTCCGGGTCTTCAATATCCCCGGCAATGAACGCATAACGCGGCCAAATGCTATTCTCCATGATCCGGTGCTGCGCCTGCTGGATCAACTCGTCGGTGAGAATTGCCCGGGCTTGGGCTCCGAGTGGTGATACCGCCCCGAGTAGGTCGGCCGGATTGCAGTAGTGAATTGGTACGACCTCATCGCCCGGCACCTCGATCGGCTCACCCGTGCCACCCGGCTTGACAGCCCATTGTGCGAATGCCTTTGGGTTTCCTTCCTTGTCCTTGTGTATCGGCGACACCCACGACGTTGGGAGCGGCCACACTACCCGCCGCCCATCGGCGAACGTCAACCACAAATGGCTCCAACCGGTCAGTTCTAGCGAGCCGATCATAGAGTACAGCAATTGCCATGTGACCATTAGGGGGTTGGGGTTCCGCAGCACATCAAGTAACGGGTGCTGAGAAAATAGTTCCAACCCCTCCGCCGGCCGCTTGAGTTGCTGGGCCACGAACTTAGGTACAAGGTACGTGCCTTGACCGGGGACTGCTAGTAGGTCTTCCCGCGCTGCATTCTTTCGGAGCTTGCCGCAAACCGAGTCGGCCGACTTGGCACCGCCAGGCATCTTGGCCAGCATGAACGATTGCCCGGCGACGGTCTGTGCTATCGGTCGAATCGCCGCGAAGGGCCAGCCGACGAACTTGCTCTCCTGCTCCGCGTGGTCACGGGACTGCCTCCACTTGTCAAGGAAATGCTCGTTACTGCCGATCCCGATGCCACCCGCCCCGAGGCCTGCCATAGGATCAGGAGCCATCATCGCCTCGGCCTTGAACCTACTGATGGCCGCCGCCGCAACTCCCGCTTCCTCTCGGCTCGCCGTATCGATGAGCGTCATGGTCGTCTCCCCCTGGTAGGTGGCGGATTATTGTCGCCGAATGCTTCGCGCCGTGCGGCGATAGCCACGTCCTTCCGGTATTGCGCTCGCATGTTTTCTAGTGATGCAAGGGCAATTTCGATTTCCTTCTTCGCCATTGATGCCTGGGCCTCGGCATCGTCGATCGACACCTTGAGTTGCCGGTTTTCCTTCGCTAGCCATTCTAACCGCCGGTCCTTTTTGGCGGACTCAGCGATTGCCGTCCGGAGCCGTGAGCGAAGCTCGGCGTTCTCAATCTCGGTCGGGGTTCGGCGGATCGGCCACAATAGCCAATTGCACACAAAACGCAGGGGGTTGGCAGTCATGGATGATAGGGTAATACGGGGGGGGCGTAGATGTCAATAGGAGAATTCGGCGGGTAGTGGTATAATGCGGGATGTGGTGATTGATCGACGTGTGCAGCCGCGCCCATGAATTCACCCAAAAGAGGGAAGCGTGACGAACCCTAAACGCTGGCGACGGCTTATCTCATGGCTACGGCGGGAGTTTCCTGCCCGGTACCCCGTCACTGTAGCAAGCATTCCCCAAGTGATAGCGGGTCCACACAAAAACGATGGGGCATCAAGCCTTTCCCGCAACCGCTTCCTCGTCGAGGTCCGCCGTCGTACTGTGCTTCGCGTTGCGTATCGATGCGCTCATGCACGAGTGGGCACATTGCCTGACGTGGCAAGGGGCCGAGGCGGACGAGGATCACAGCAACGAATGGGGGATTGCGTACGCGCGCATCTACCGCGAATTCTTGAAATGGAATTGGGGGAAATAATGGCAAGCCCGGGCCAACCACCCAAACGTAAGTCGCTATTGCGGCAAGCACAATCGGAACCCCCGACCGGTCGTTTCGCCTGGTTCCGCTCGCTATCCACTGAACTGCAAGGGGAATTGCTGGAACTGAAGGAGGCTCACCAGCGCGGAGCAATGCAGCATACTGTTCGCGGCTTATGGGAGATCGCGAGTCGGAACGGGGTCAAGGTCAGCCTGGAAGCCTTTACGCATTGGATGAAATGATGGCAAAGCGCACCCTCAAAGAGCAAGCCGAAGATGCCCGCCGCGTTGAGTCACTCATGGCAACGATCAAGACGCTGCAAGCGGATAAGCGGCGGTTGAATAAACGGATCGGGAACTGGGACCGACTTGTGGACGCATTTACGGCGCGCGTCCCCACGCTACCGACACCTAAGCGAATCCGGCTGACCGCACGACCAAGCAAGGGCACGCAAGAAGTGGTCGCTCTTCTGTCCGACACTCACGCCACCGAGTTCTGGACGCGGAGCCAGACGGACGGTCACACTGAGTACAACTTCGAGATTTTCTGCGAGCATCTTCACTATTACGGCCAAGAAATCGTGCGCGTAACGCAAGAGGACCGAGGCAAGTTTGGCCTGAAGCATCTCCACGTCGATATGTTAGGTGACATTTTCCAGGGCGTCTTGCGAGTCGAAGATGAAGTAACGAACGAATTTCCTACCGTGCTGGGGTTGATTCACACGGGGTGGGTTCTCTGGCAATGGCTGGTGGCCCTGTCGGAGCATTTCGATACCGTTACTGTCACGGGCATGGCAGGCAACCATGGCAGGCTGCACCAGAAACCGCAGGCCAAGAGATACACGGCGGAAAACCGCGACACGCTCTTGTATCTGACGTTGCAGAAATATGCCGCCGTAGCTGGCCTCACTGATAGAATCAAAGTGCGAGTACCGGGCTCGCGTGTACACACGCTTTCCCGATTGGGGCATCGCATTAAGCTGGGGCACGGTGATCACGTTAGGGGCGGCAACTCTATCGCTGGCCTGCCAATTTACGGATTGTCGCGGGAGATGTTACGGCAGTTCCGTAAGGAATTGCACGACGATCGGCGGCGCGGTGGCATCGCGTTAATTGAGTACGGACACTGGCACCAGTATTCGTTTCTGGAAAATATGCTCATCATCAACGGGGCCCTCTGCCCAACAGACCCCTATGCGTTCGATCAGTTAGGCGCGCTAGCCGACCCTACCCAATTAGTGTATTACACCTCGCGCAAGCACGCCATTGGGTGGCGGTGTCCATTCTCGCTGAAGTGGGGTGCCGGGCAATCGCACCCCTTCCAATATGATAGAGAGGCTTTGACATGAGTGACAACCCGCTAGATCGACAAGTCGGCGGCGGCCATTACACGAAGTACCGAATCCAGCCAAAGCAATTCTACCACGCCAACAAAGTTCCAGCCTTGGAGTCGCAGGCGATAGACTATATCCTACGGCATGGTGACAAGGGTGGCGAGGAAGACTTGCACAAGGCTATCCATATCCTGGAAATCCTCATCTACCTGGAATACACCTGCGCCGAGCCTCGCCCCTCAAAGCGGGAACCAACGCAGACTACCTTGCCCCAAACCAACTTAACCGTTCGCCAAGGGCAGGAACCGGGCGAACGCTCGCTATTGCACATCCTGCAAACGACGTTCGACCGCCATGAGTTCGACAAGGAAAAAAACAATGCAGGTGACATTGTTGAGGCGTTACGTGCCGACAGGGAACATGCGACGGCCGACTGGATTGTCGGCTACCTATCACAGAATCAAATGAACGACAGCGTTTGGCTTCAATCTCTTTTCGATTGTCTATCAGGGGGGCCAGAATGCAAGGAATGTGGGGGCTAATCCTACTGGCTGCGATCGCGGCCGAACCCGAACCAACCACCGTCTGCCTAACCCAACTGTGGGAATTCTATGACTACGACGACGAGTACCAAGACGAAACCGGCAGCTACGCCGAATTGGTGACATGGGCGTGGACGGTCGAGGTCAAGCAAGACATCCCCGGTAGCGAGTTGGCGGGCTGGCGGTACGTCGGCTTCATTCAGCTAACGCGCATCCTCTGGTACGATAACGATGAGGAAGAGGCTACGGCGTGCTGGCGAACTGAGGGCGGGAAATGCGGCACTACGGGCACGGCCGAGGATGCCGCCGGGAAAATCCTCAAGCTCTCTGGCTACCCTGGGGATTTTGATATTCACTGGCGCTGAGCGGGTATAATAACACCATGAAATGCTACCGCTGTAATTGCTGGCCGTGCGAGTGCAAGGATGGGTGTACGATCATTCACGGGGACTGCCGAGAGATTGCCCCGCAGCTATCGGGATTCACGGCTTGCGTGACAGACCCGCCGTATGAACTCGGCTTCATGGGGAAACAGTGGGATAAGGCGGGCGTGGCGTTCGACCCGGCGACGTGGAAGGCGATTATGGCCCCTTGCGTCCCCGGTGCCCACCTACTGGCGTTTGGCGGCACTCGTACCTTCCACCGGCTAGTATGTGCCGTGGAAGATGCTGGGTGGCAGATTAGGGATGCGGTGGCATACCTATGGGGGCAGGGAACAGGATTTCCAAAAAGTTTGGACGTATCGACAGCGATCGACAAGGCGGCGGGGGTGGAGAGGGAGGTTATAGGGTACAAGCCAAGCGATAGGCCGAACCGTGTTGGCAGACAGGGTGGGAGTATGCGTGGAGCCGAAACGCGAGCGGTTGACACCGCCCCTGCCACCCCCGAGGCCCAAAAGTGGGACGGTTGGGGCACTGCCCTGAAACCAGCCATCGAACCCATCACCCTTGCTAGGAAGCCGTTGCGTGGGACCGTAGCGGCGAACTGCTTGGAACATGGGGCCGGAGCGTTGAATGTGGATGGGTGTAGGGTGGGGACTAACCCAGGCTATAAATATCGGGCAGACGCAAACGGGACAACCTTCCACGGGCAACAAGGTGAGCGAATTAAGCAGACCGCTGAAAAAAAAGGCGCAAAGTTTATTGAATCCACTCAGGGCCGCTGGCCGGCCAATCTCATAACGGACGGCAGCGAGGAAGTGGTGGGGCTGTTTCCGGAGAGCGACGCGGGGCAACCGCACGCTCTCCCGCGAACACGCGAAAGGCAATCGGGGTTTTGTTTGACATCCGGCAAGGGGCCCATCGGCGATTCCGGCTCTGCCGCCCGATTTTTCTATTGCGCTAAAGCGAGCCGACAGGAACGCGGCAAGGGCAACACACACGCCACGGTTAAGCCCCTCGCCCTAATGAGCTACCTCTGCAAGCTACTCGCCTCGCCGGGCTACACCGGCGCATTACTCGACCCGTTCATGGGGAGTGGTTCAACGCTCTTAGCGGCAACCAAGTGGTTTGAGCGGGTGGTAGGAATTGAAGCGGAAGAACAGTATTGTGAGATCGCAGCGGAAAGGTTGCGTCAAGGAGTGCTGTTGTAATGGCCATGCAAATCAAGTGCCCCTGTTACGGCAACCCCAAAGCAACGGAGACTCTTCTAGCCCTTCTTCCCGAGCACCCGTTCCCGCAGCTTACCCCGCCACGCGTCGCGCCTAGCTTTCTCGTCTTCCGGCAACGCGGCTTCCTCTGCCTTTTGCTGTGCCTGCGGCCGTTCAATTAGGGACTGCCTTGCTACCGGGCGCAGCCGGCCGGGGCCGAAGATAGCGTAGTTGGCGAGCACAACCGCGTCGGCCCTGTCTGGGGATCGGCCGAGTATACCCTTGATACTTGGTGCTTTCGAGTTCGGCTTGGGGGTCTTTCCGCATTATCAACAACCGTCCTTGGTCGTCCTGAATCGGCAGGCACGTCAACTCTTCGCGTAACTGGTGCTCTCGTAACGGGATGGAAAAGAAGCGTTCGTGAACGTCCCGGCCCTCGGCATCTACAATCTTTGACCAACGGTTCTGGTCCATCGCCTGCCGCAGTCGCCAGTACATCTCGGCCCGGCAGTTCTTATACGTCTTGCTATCAACAGCCGCCCCACCAAAGGCAATAGCCCGCACCATGTAGCCTTGGTTCCGTAGTAGGTCGGCGTACTGCTTGCCGCCCGCGCCTCGGTCAAACGCCACCCGCCCGGGCGACACGTTGTACTCGTCCATGATCTTCAATGTCTCTGGCACAATCACGGCCGTGTTCGGCGTGTCCATTACCTTGATCTGAAATAAACCGAACCTGTCAACCAGCGCCCAGCATGAGAAATCTCGACCGCCCTCGGCAACATCGACGCCAAGCCCAAACGGACCGCGCGCCAACTCTGTGGCAACTTCATACATTTCCTCGCATCGGTCTAACCAGTCGGCGGGGAACATCATCGACTTGCCGCTTGTGTCGAACTTGCCGTGCAACCGCTGAAGCTTCCATAACGGCTCACGAGTAGCGACGTGGTGCCGGTACTTAGACCAAGAGAGCATGCCGGGGATCGGTTGCGGCGGCGTCCCCTTCCCCCCGGCCTTCGCCCACTTCCTGCCAGCTTTGATGTTCGCGGTATCGTCGGCATCAACGTGTATCACCTTGCGGAAGAGCTTGGTGGGATCATCCGGGTCTGCCAAGTCGCCACGCTGACAGAAGTGATAGAACCAGTTGGTTGTCGAGAGTGGGTTGCCGATACCAAGGATGCGATCCGCAAAGCTAACGGCCCCGTCATAGAACTCGTCTGCTATCAAGCTGGCCTCATCGAATAGCACGAACACGCGCGGGATGTCGGCGTTCTCATGTACCCCCTGGAAATTCTCCACGTCGTTGGTTGTAAAGAACTTCGCAAAATGATCATCGTAAGGCCGCTTAGTCACGGGGTCCATCACGCGAAGGTTGCGGTGCTTGACGTGCAGCCCGAGCGGCACTACGGCATTGCGGATAAGCTTGGTCACTTCCGGCCACAGTGCGATTTCAAGCTGTTTCGTTGACGAACTGCTAGCAATGATGCGAGCGGGGAACCGGGTAGTGATGAACCAAAGAACGGAGAGTGCGGCGGATCGGGTTTTGCCCAGCGTGTTGCCGGTATGACAAAGAGTTTCCGGTACGTCGGCAACTGACTGGAGGATGGCCGCTTGATGTTTGTCAAGCATCATAGTCGGCCAGAAGTAGGTCGCCCAACCAAGCGGGTCGCGTGCCCAGGCTTTGAGTTCCGTAGGGGTCATGGCTACGAGTGTAACTAATCGAAGGCGTGATGGCTACCCCGGCTCCGTCTTCGGTACCCATTCCTGTAACTCGTTGGCACACCTTCGAGCGTCGGCAACCTTCTCCGGATCAACCCCGGAAGCCTCAGCGATGTCTGCCCAAATACGAACGGCAAGCGCGGCGAACCTGTCCCGGCCAACAAGACAGAAGATTGGCTCATCGTCTGCGGTCTTGGCCAGTACGGTGCTATTCGCTTTCGTGTATGTCACTGTCCCCCTCCAATCTGGCGGCTGCCTCTTGTGCCCATCGAGCAAGCCAGCCGTTGGAAAACTGATAGGCGGCTCCATCCTGCGCCACCTCCGCGAGTACCCTTTCGGCCGCGCCGGTGGTGATCAGGTCACGGGCCAACAAGTACAGGAATTGCACTAGCGGTCGGCTGTCAATCACGTCACGCACCTGCCCCTTAGCTAGTGCATTTCGCTCCTTCCGGTATCTCGCTGCCTGGTCCCGGTACCGCTGGACGTGCCCGCTTAGGCTGTTGATCTCTCTCTGCTGGTTCAAGAGGCGGTCAAGCAAGGCGGTAGTATCAGGTGGCACCCTAGCGGCTTCCGGCTCNCTCCCTCTGTGCGGCCATCGGCACGTTAGCCGGGCCCCCTTCTGNCGGGGATGTCCGTTTGGGTTGCGCCTTTGGTCGCGGCGCTGGCGGATCGTTTTCCATTATCGGGCGAGCCACTGGGTCCCCCTCCCTTACCTCCCGGTTGGGTGGCGCCGTTGGTCGCGGCATAGACTCTGGTGCTGGGGCATTGCGTTTCCTAGTCACGTTTGATCCTTTCCATCCCGAGGTCCAATTCCCCTTCAAGCCACGGGGTCAACCCAACCATCTCGCCCGGCCCCGTCTTGGCCTTCACTGCTGGCCCCTTGCCGTTCTTTTCGGCAAGCGAAACGCGACGGTACAACTCGCCGGGGTGGCCGTCGATCTGGTAGATGTCCTGCGTGAAAAACGGTGTGTCAGCAACCCGGCGGGCGATAACGTGGGTGCATTTGGTCGCTAGCGGCAGGTGGATCGTCTTGATCGCCGCCTCTAGTTGCGTATCCAACGGCACTAGGGAAGATGAGCATTCGGCAGAGAATGCCCCTGAGCAGATCGCCCATTTACTCTTGCCCGCTCGCATGATCCGCAACTGACGACCACACTGCTCGCACCGCCCGAGCGGAACGGCCGCAGCTTCCGGCGCGGCCAAAGTCGGGGCCCCAAGGTTGTCTAGCCCGGCGGTGAGTAGTTCACCCGCGTCGCCGGCCTCACTTGTCTGCTTGTCTTTCTTCTTTCCCATTAGGTTTCTCCTTGTAGGTCACAGCGGGGCCGGGGGTCTAACTTACCACGGTTATAGGGTCCGGCCCCGCTGCGATGTGGGGTTTACTAGGTTCTATTATACCCGATGGGTAACGCGGTCAAGCGTCCGTTTGACGGCTTCTGCTATATGCCGCATCATTACCGGCGGAACGGAACACCCAAGGCGGGCCCATTGCTGGGCATAGCTGCCCGTCAACTCGAAATCGTCAGGGAACCCACATATCCTTTTTAACTCCGCGATGGTGAACTTCCTTCGCTCCGTCGGGTGGATAGTTCCCGCGCGCGACGAACACCCGTGTATTCCCTGGATGGTCGGGGACGGCTCCTCAGCGACGGGCTTATTGCGCATGAACTTGCCACCGGTATCATGGACAACATCATCCGGCAAGTCTTCTACCCAATGATCTATTTCACTAATCTCCGCCGTGATTGTGTTTGCCGGCTTGCTTGCCGGCTTGCTTACCGGCTTCCGGGATGAATTGCCGCCCTGTTTCCCAATCCACGGACAAGCGTCTCGCACACTATACCTATAAAGCAACGGTACCGGGAACAGCGGCTCGACGTCCAAGTCCTCGCGGACACCGATGATAATAACCCTTTGCCGCCTCTGTGGAACGCCTAGCCACTGTGCATCGAGGAGCCTTGCGCGGACGCGATAACCGCAATCCGTCAACCGTGCCATTATCTCCTTAAAGTAGCCCTTGCACACGCCTTTGACGAGCCCGCTCACGTTCTCCGCGATGAACACCTTTGGCTGCACGCCCTCCACGAGCCGCGCGAACTCGAAGAACAAGTCGTCCACCCTCTGCTTCCTCTCGTGGTACTTGACTACCTTCCCCCAACTCTTCTGCCTCTTGCCCGCCGTAGAGAATTGAGTGCAAGGCGGCGAGCCGTCGAGAACGTCGACCTCGCCTTTTTCCAATTTGCACGCTTCCAGGATGTCCTCCGCCCTCACCTCGCGGATGTCCCCGCTCGTCGAAGACGGCGCCCGGGGTGGTTCAGCCGGTAGCACTCCCCCGCCGCAGGCATGAACTCATTCGCCCATACTACACGGAACCCAGCCATCCGATAGCCGAGGCACGACCCACCGCAACCCGCAAAAAGTAGTCGCCACAGTATAGCCGCTCCAAGGGACCGCCTCGACTTCTGCCATTGAAGGCACGCGGTACGTCGGCTTATCTTCCCGTCCGTCTGGCATATCACACCCATCATTAACCAAAAACCAGTGCCCGAGGCTATCATCAGCAAGCCCCGCAGCCATTACCGTCGGGCACGGG